CAGTAGTCATACCTTTCTTCTTTCCGTTATCAAACACATCAAGCATTTGGTCTTGCACATCTCTAACAGAGAACACACCCTCAACTGGGTACTGCCTAGCGTTCTGCACACACTCATCAAGAACAGATGGGTCGTATGTGATGATAGTGTCGTTTGCATCCTTACATCCATCTGGAAAGTCTATTATCAAACATCTATCTCTTCCCAATCTTCTGCTGAGCTCCTCAAGAAGCCTCCTGCCATTGTCATCATTATCTACTCCAATGTAGATGTTTTCCACACTGGATAGATAGTCGTAACAGTTGTCAAGATATGAAAACTTATTGTCAAGATTTTTGGCGTTCTTGTTTGGAGCACCATCTGGCACGCTTATACAGTTCCTGTACCCCGCTTCTTCAAAAGCAAGCTTATCAAACTCTCCCTCAACTATTATAACATCTTTCTCGCTTTCTATATCATCTAAGCCATAGAATATTTTTTCCGCCCCAGCAGTCTGCTTAAAAGCCTTGCTTGAATCTCTATACTTAATGTTGATTAGCTCACCATCTCTATAATAGTTGAAGTTGATAGTTAGTCTCTTTCCATTCGAGCCAGGCATATACTCCTTGCTCTCCGTAATTTTATTTCTTTTAAGAGTATCTTCAGATATTCCTCTTGAGTTAAAATATTCTAATGTTTTATCTGAAAGGATAGTGTTATTGTGTGATATTTCTGGCCTAACATAAACATGACCAGAGTCGTTGTCGTTACTGATAGAACCAGCCCATCCGCAGTGGTGGCAGTGATAAACACCCTCTCTAGTGTTTACAGCAAGGCATGGCTCTGACTTTTTTCTTCTTTTATCAGAACACTTTGGACACTTAGTTTTAATCTCAACAGCCCATCTACCAGTATAATCTACTCCAATTGTATTTAAATCTGCTCTTGTTATCATACTACATAAATGCGTTTGTTATTTCATCCGAACTAGCGTTCTTCACTATTTCTTCTTTCTTTGTATTATCGTATATCTTATCATTCCAGCATTCATTCCTTAAGAATGTTTCAGGGTTTTTCCTATACTGAACATCAGGCCTAGACTTAACGTATGCTGGTATATAATCCATACAAGACTTTCTTTTTACTTTAGTCATTTTTTTCCATAAAGAATAGGCCTTTGACCTACCTACTTTTTTTCCATAAGCTTCCCAAAACTCATCAAACCCATCATCATCATCCTTATCCGTAGTCTTTGACCATCTAGCTTCAGCTCCCTTTTTTGCCGTCTCTCTTCTTTTGTTTGCAGCCTCCAGTGAATCCATGATATATTCTGCCCATATTACATCATCATCCTTTGAAAGAAGCTCGAATTCAGAAACGCAATCATTAATAAATGTAGAGGCGGTTTCTTCATCGCACTGCATTCTTTTAGACAATGCTTTCAAAACTCCCTTTTTAGATATGTTTATTTTATTACCTGGAGCTAAACATAATGACTCCAGTAGTATGTAATAGAATCCATAGCCTTCAGCGCCATAAACAGACATCATAGACTCAACCTCCATGCTGTTCCAATTTGTTGCGTAATGCTTGAACCAAAATGTATTATTATCTCTCATTGTATTGACTTAAAAAATTAAGGGAGGAGTTTCCCCCTCCCATAATCAACAAACTATTAACTAAACTAGTTTAACCACAACTAGAAAGGAAGGTCTCCGCTAGCCTCCGCTACAGCTTCAGCTGGCGCTTCTTCAGAAGATTTTCCATTAATCTTCCAAGCCTCTAAAGTGTTGAAATACTTTACAACACCCTCTGGGTTTGTCCACTCACGGCCTCGTAAGTTAAACATAACATCAATAACATCTCCAACTTTGTAATTGTTTAGAATGTCACACTTGTCTTGAGTTACTTGCATGATAACAGACTGAGGATAATCTCCATCAAAATCCGTTATGATTACAAACTCACGCAACTTAAACTTGTCGCTTACTTTTCTTTCCTCAAATTTGAATTTGAGCTTTCCAGTTACCATCATAATAATCTAGGGTTTTAATTGATTTATAAAATTTATTAATTGCTACTCTTCCTTTTCCAGACACGGAGTAGACTCGTGTCCTATAGTGATGCCTTTCGGTTACTACCT